GGAAATATTCCACTGTTTAGAGAGGTTTAATACTTCGCTTTTCTTGCCGTATATGTTATCCATGTTGCGACCGAGACTCAATAATTCCGTCATTGAAGTCTCAAAATTAGTCATTGAAGAAACCACAGTATCGAAGCCTTGACCTACAGAACGCAATGCCATAGTAACACCCGCGGTTCCCGCCAATGCACCTGTTACTTTCCCTAGCGATTTTCTGAGTTTCGTAAACGTAGCATCAACCTTCTTGCCGCGTTGAACGTTGCGTTCAAATTGCTTTGTAAGCTTACCCATAGCAGTCTCAGCCTTAGCTAAGCCAGCCACTAGGTTTCTCTCATCAGCGTTTATTTTGTAGGTTACGTCTCTGTCAGCCATTATAATATACTCTTATTCATATCGTTTTCGTCATAATAGTAATGGCAGAATAAGTCTGCAAACGTTGGTCTATATGCAGGGTTTAATCCTTTGTACCACATTCTGAATTCGTTGAATCTGTGATTGTATCCTCTTCTTTTTTTTTCTGATCTAACATTTCTTTATTGACCTTTTTCAACCATTCAAGCACAGTAGGTGTATCAATGAAGGCACTCAATACGCTGTAAATATTATCCTTCGACAGCATATCTAATAGATACGCTTCAGCTTTACTGAAGAAATAGTTCACGCCTAACACGTCAATGGTGAGGTTGTAGCGGTCTGCTAGTGGTCGTTCCTCTGGTTCCTCTGTTTCATCTTCAGCGAAGCCAGCTTCATATAGAAAACATTCCCATTCCTTTTCAGCTTCTTGTATTAGTGGCAGGTAGCGGTCTTGGGGTGTCTCAACTAGCTCACCTTTCCTGTCCATTTTTACCAATGAAGGAAAGGCGGTTTCATGTTTTCCACCGACCGAAATTTGAAGGGGAATTCTCGCTACAGGAACCGTCCAAGAATGCCCGTCAGACAGCGTGACCGTGTGTCCAGGTATCATGTCGGGTCTTTCCAAATCGCTTGGCAGAGGCGGACTATCGGCGTGGAAACCGATCCAGTATTCCCGCTGTTCAATGTCGGGAAAGTTGTTCCACGAAAGCCACTTTTGACGGTCGGGGAAATAGCCAACATCGGGCGCGTTTTTGTTCTCATCTTTGTGCGAACACATAACGCCTGAAGAACCGCTAGGGCTTTCATCTATACCAACAAAGGTGATCTTGTTAGAGGTGAAGATATCATCAACACCGAAAAACTTGAGTCTATCCTTATCTGGTTTCGATTTGGCACCTGGAAAAAAGTATAATAGTTTCGCCATTGTATCTTCCTTTATATAACATGTTAGGCAATAGCCATCGTAGTATCTAATACCATTGGCAATAAGGTACCATCGTATGTTGGCGTAATAGTTATAGTTCCTGACAATTCATCACTTCCGCCAACAGTCTCGAAATCAATTTTACCATCGTCAATAGTCCAGCCGATATGTGTTGCCGTAGCAGGAACAACTCTTACACCGCCTGCTGTGGTATGCCTTAGATAGACAACGCTGTCAGAAGCACTTTGCACAACGCCGCCCATAGTGAATGTATCTAGTGCTGCGACATCAGGGGTTGTCAAAGTTATGCTAGGTGTTTCCATAGCAACATAAGCGTATGTTGGATATATGTTTCCATCGACTGTCTTGGTTACAAGATTTATGCCAGGGTCAATTGACATATCACTTACAGAAATCACCGTCCCGTTAATGGTAGCTTTTCCTGCTGTCCATACGTCATCTATTCCAGGTGTTCCAGATAATGATTGAGACGCTGTTAGTGTAAATGGGTTAGTTATACCATCCGTCGAAATTCCTATAACATCGAAGCTAACCGTAGCTGCACCACCAGAACTAGCAGAAATACTAGTTGGGACAACCATAGAACCTGCTACGCCTACAATCCTAAGGTGTGATGTAGCACCCGCTCTAATTCCCCCTGCTGCTGTTGCTTGCATAAACGTTGTTACGCCTGCTGTAGTCTTGTATGCCGTAGATGCGGTTAGGTCTAAAACCCCTTTAACATCAGCCGTGCTAAATGACATTGAAGGGCTGGCTGTATCAATTGCAATATATCTATTATATGCTTTACCATCACCTGCTAGTATCATATTTTCAACGTTAGGTGATATAGACCAATCCGAAACGCCGTCTATTAGTGAGCTGTCGATATCAACTGCGTAGGGTACGTGTGGTAATAATGCCATGATAGTTATCCTTTATTATACCTCGGTTGTTACTGTCCGATTATTATTTTTATCTTTCAATTTGTTAAAGTGTTTTTCAAATACTGCCATTAACCCATCTTTTTCTTTTTCGGCGGTGGATGTGAGTTCTCGCACTTTGTCGATCTTGCTGCCTTTAGGGTTAATAGCATAAAAACCTCTATCGACTTTCAGTTTTCCTTTACCTCTGCCTGTGTTGCTAACAGCGGTTCTCATATTCTGATTTTCTAACTTCTCTTTTGTTTGTCCAGAATATACTAGCGGTTCAACGTGACCGAATAAATTCCTTTTCTTGATGTCGTAATTTCTTGTTCTTCGCTTATATTTATACCTTGACATTGATTTGAAATGCAAAGGCATGTAATGTTCTTTCCAGTATTTCAACATAGCTATAACTATGCTTTTCTTTTCAATCTTCCATTGCTTCAATAGCATTCCAGGCATATCACCACGCTCTATTTTCCATCCTTTGTATGCCATGATGTTATATGCCCCATGTAACCATTAACTGTATTGCATAGGTTTCGGTTCCCCGTGTCGCTTCAGCCTGTTCTGACCTCTTCGGACCATCTATCCGTGATATCTCTTTGACGTTTAGATATTGTGCGGTTCCCGATAGTGTCATCATGTCATTTACAACCGCACTAACACTATTCATAAAATCGTGGTAGGCATCTTCATCATTTGCTTCTGTTATCGTATCCTCAAAAAACAGATAACAGCTACCATTGTATGACCATGTGTGGTTAGCGCCACCAGCAATAGAATAATCTCTAGCGTCTGTGTTGTCGTCTATAACACAGACTGGATACGTAGGGCTGTTACTATCATAAAATGGAATATGAATAAATGCTTTTGCTAGTGTTGGGGTTGCTGTGGATGTCCAGGTGCGAAAATTGCTACTGTTAGCAATCATCGTTTTTAGATAGTCAACAGGCTTGTTCAAGTGTCCAGCAGGGGTTATTGCCATTATCGTCTATGACCTTCCCTACCAGTCTCATCACGGGTCTTCGCTTCACATAACATAGTAGCGCAATTGCATTGCACATCTTTGTCAACATTCATAACAGCGTATGTAGTGCCGTCATATATCACTTTATCGTTGATTGCTGGACTAGCCAAATCGTCAAGGCTAACCATTATTTCTATTGTGTTTTTTTCCACAGAGTGGTCTTCATACACATCAGGTTCTAACGGTGAAGGATTGACTAACCCTTCAATATCAGTATCTGCATAGGATATCGTTTCTTTCAACAATCCCTGTATCGCATAACTCTTTATTTGCGATTGTATGTTAGCCTGAAATGTTGCTGCATCCATTATGGTATCGGCTTATCGACGACCACACATGTTGCGTTAGCTATAGCGGTTTGAATGTCTGAAGCGGAAAAGCCTTTTTCCACAAACACCTTTGCCATTGTCTGACTTGTTATCTTGTCGATAATGGCTATATCCTTTGTGATAACTGGTTCTTGGCTCACTGTTTTGGCTACCATTAGTCCGTATCCGTTTCCTTATTCTTTGGTGGTCTGCCACCTTTGTTTTTCGGTTCGTCTTCTAGGGGTATCACATTAACGCCACCGCTATATAACACCCTAATAATATCCTCTAGCGCCATTCCTTCTGCCATTTCAGCATTCACAAATAACACTTTATCCGTACCTCTAACAACTAGATTACATTTCATTGCCTATATCTTCCTTTCAAATACTTGGGGTAGCCTGCTATATGCAGGCTACCCCATAGTCTTAATGCTTATACAACCACTTTCATCAAGTGACCGAAATAAGGGTCAATGATTTTGAAATCCGTATAACTACGAATTCTAAGAATGGTTGAACTAATAGTTTCATCCCTATACTGGTCAACACCAACATTAGATGGAACAACGTCGGTATATAGCAAGCAACGTCCCAATGACGGGGAAGCAATGCTAGAACCTGGGTCTGCTAGAGCACAAACCATAACGTAGTTGTCATTCCACACAGCGGAACTAGTATAGGTTCCGGCTGTGGTATCGCCTGCACTATTGGTGTGTGCTGAACCAACCAACACTTGCTTGACACCAAACACAGGTGCTAGAGCGTCTGCCAGTGCTTGGTTAGTAAGCTCTTTCACATATTGAATACAGCCTTTGATACCGGTGTTGTTCTTGAGATTTGAAAGGTTAGCATGAGACATAATGATAGTATTAGGCATAACACTTCCGCCTGTATTAGCTACGATTGCATCAATAGCAGTTCTCACATGAGTAATAGCATCACTTCCTGCTGTTCCCCAAGGTGCTGTACCAGACCAATCTTTGTACAAATCGGCACCGGTGAAGGTAGTCGCGTTCTGGATAGCCGCTTGCGCTACGCTTTCAAAGTTAAGCTGATGGTTCAACATAATACCGTCAAATTCAGCCTTCTCTAACTCAAACTCTGAAGCATATAAGGCATCATCACTATCATCAATTGCTGCCTCATCCATTCTTTCAACGGTTGCGAAGGTTATGTCGGTCGTTTTAATGGTTCGCCTCTTTGCGCCAGTCTTACTAGCGCGTCTGTTGTCAGTCTTTGCTAGCAAGCTAGCGCGAGTTACAGCAGAGAATGAACCGTTTCTTTTCTTTGTGTCAGCTGTAGGAAATGCTTTCATTGCGATGAAACTGTCTGGGTTATATACTGCTTGCCAAAAAGCTTCACCGAGATCGGCTCTAACCTGAGTATCTGTTAAGTTATTACTATCTACCATTATATTATATTATCCTTTATAGTTTGTCTTTCTTGTGTTACTTAGCGTGCGTGTCTGCTAACAATTTCGCAATAGTCGCCACTATCAACGCCTGCGCCCCAGAGATAACCGACAACCTTGCCGTCGCTTGTTCCTGTGATTTTGCCGTCGTCTGTTGCAAATACAGCTGATGCAGCAGCAATAGTTGCGCCGCTTTCGACGATGGTTGTTCCGTTTTGTCCCCATAGCTCTACTGCTACTGGGTCACCGCTATCCGCACTTGCAACCGTAACGCCTAAAGGCATTTCGCCTGAGTCACAATATACAACTGTTTGTTCCGCTGAGACTCTAACAGCTCTGTTAATAGCAAGGTCTTCACCTGCGATTGCGGTTATTAAACCTGTATCGTTTTTACTAGCCATTTGTTTATGTTATCCTTTATAGTTTGTCGTGGTTGTGTATTAACCAACCTTGCACAACGCATCCGTGTAAGATACTTTGTTCTCTTCAGCGTATGCTTTAGCTCTTAACTGTCTGGCTTCATACGGATTATCTGAAGTTGCTATTGCTTCTGTTGTTACATTAGCACCTGGACTATCTGATTGGTTATCTGTTAAGGTTTCCTTGTAGATAGTCATGATTTGCCTTAATGCTTCCGCTTCTTCTACTTCAGCGTTAATCACACTGAAAGCTTTTGTCAGAAAAGCATTGCCTGTCTTGCCTAGATCGAAACCAGCAATATCCGCTAATACCACCTGGATTTTTTCATAAGCTTTCGTGCAACCTTCTGTAATGCCCTCAGCATAACTCTCGGTTGCTTTCTCATCTTCAGTGTCTTTACCTGATGCCATGAGGGTTTCGATAATATCAGGTCTTTTGTCACTGAGGATTGCTACTGTTAGTTCATCATAATTGATTTGTTCCATTTGATTATTATCCTCATTTGTTATATCTATATCTTCAATGTCTGAAGAGTTAGCATCGTCGTTTGATGCCTTATAGCTTACTTCGATGTCCTGCTGTTGCATGAAGTTTTCAAACAACGCCTTCATAGCTTCCATGTGGTCAGTCTCACTAGTGAAGAATTGTTCTGTGCTAGCGCCACTTTCAACAATGTCTGCTGCAATTAACTCTGCCAACCTAATATGCTGGCATTCATTAACATTTTCAGCGTCTGGTGTGCTATAGTCGTTTTCTTTTTGAAATGCTGCCATTGCATCCATATCAGCCATAAACGCAATGCTTACGCCGAATAGTTCAGGTGCTTCTGAAGCCATGCTTAACACATAGTCATACAGGTTCCCCATTGGGGATAACTTGCTAGATTGTATTAGGTGTAGATCAGCTGCTACTTTGTCGCCTACAACCCCTGCTGAACCAACACGGTGAAAGTTTTTGAATACGCCTAGTTGCGTTCCCATTGCATCAGCGAAAATGGGGTGTGTATATCGACACTTGATGCCTTCTGACAGTGTGGTGCTGTAATTAACAACTTGATTTAGGAAATGGCTATCAATCCATTCATTATGTCCAGCCGCTTCACCTAGACAAATAACACTAACATTTCTGATAATGCCGCTTTCGATGTCTATATTGCTAGTTCCATCTAGCGTAGTGCTGTAAAAGCGTGGTTCTGTTTTAGCTACTGTCGGCATCGTTCAATTCCTTGTCGTTGTCGTTGTCTTCCTTCGCTTCAAACTCTTCTAACCTGTCAAGCAGATACTGCATTGCATAAGGGTTAGTGTTAAGTGTTTTCACACTGTTAATTCTCTTGCTGTTGTTCTTCTTCGTCATCGTCTTCTTCCTCATCCTTAATAAGCATTCCGCGAGATTGCATCTTTGGTTTTTCGTCTTCACCTTCAGCAGAGACAAGACCATAGGCTAACCGTAGGTCATTCTCTTTTTTCTGTTGTTGCGTTATGGCTTCCCAATCGGATGCCAACCCCTGCCTTGTTTCAATGCCTAACTCTAAAGCCATAGCAGTTGCCTGCACTTCTTTGTAAGGGTCTAACATAGCTGCTTGGGGTGGTGTCCATTTCACTTTGCTATAGGCATATTTGTTGTCATAAAAGTCTTTTGGCGTGACAACACCCATGCCCCATTGCTGGTTTAACAACCCCTCTTCCATAATCAAAAACCATAATGGCTTCAAAAAAGAGTTAATAAGCAATTGTTGCTTCATCTTAATTATCTTTTTCATCTGGATATCAGCTGCTTTTAAAGAGCTATACTTAGCAGCAGACATGTCACTAGACAAATATTCGTAGGGAATGTTCAAACCACTTGCGATATTCCGCGTTAGATAGACCATGTGGTCTTTATATGACGCGTTAGGACGTTTGGTTTCTATCATGTGTGGCTTGTGTCTGCCATATAACATACTGCCAGGTTGCCAATCCTCTTCAATCTGACTATCACTATTAGTTGTGCCGTAACTGTCATCAGGCAATGGTGTCTGTTCAAAGTAGATTGCAATGTTAGCTTGAAGCACACTAGCAATTCGTTCTGCTACACAAATATTTTGTTGGTCATATAGCGTAGCTAATACTGGTGCTAGTTCTGGCAATCCTCTTGTCTGACTGGCAAATATCTTGCGGTAGATATGAAATAACTGTTTATAACCACGGTCATCATACACATTAACAGGAACATATTTCTCTGATGCTCTTAGTTGTCCGGTAAATGTCTTGAGAATAAAATACTTTGTTGCTACACCATCGGTGTTATATTGGATGCCAGACTTTACAGTGTCGCCTTTACCCTCTTTTTTAACTTCAGCCTGTATGCCATAGGGGTTATATAGGCGGTCAGGGTCAATTATCTCAAGCTTTATATTAGATAGAAGGTCTTTTTCTTTTGTTCTTCGCACTAATACAACGGCTTCACCGTCTTCAAACATGCAATCTTGTATGAGTTGTTGTATCTCATAGAACTGCAATGATGCTGCTAGGTCTGCATCATTAGTCCAATTGTCAAAAAGCGTTTCCTGTTCTTTTTCTATTTGCTGTGCTTGCTCTTCTGTTATGTCAAGTGATCGGTAATCTATTTGCGATTGTGGCTTTATTCCTTCACCTATAACAGAAGATGTGAATATGTCTCTAGCAGATACAGCATAATGGTTATTCATAATGGCTTGACGGCTTCGCGCCCTAATGTAAGGCAACTTATTTAATAGCTCGTCATTATGAATAACACCTGTCTTAACCCAATTGTCCCTAAACCTAGTGTTGCCAGCTGCATCCCATGTGCCGGTTGTATCAGCATAGTGCGTAACAGGGTTGTTCTGTGCTAGCGTTAATAACTCTTTCGCATAGTGGTCTGACAACGGGTTAACCTTGCGTTGTGGTACGCTGTTAGAGCTATGAACTATATTGGATTTGACAGCATGTGCTTTTTTGGTTGGCATGTTATGATCGTTTGAGTCTTGCTACCCTTCTGGTCTGACCGTCTAGTTCTGCGTATTCATTCTGTAACTCTATACGCCACTCTCTTAGGGTTGCTAAATCTGACCTTGTATAACCGATGTTTTTTCCATTGGTGGAAACATTAACAACGGCAGTGCCTGTTAATAGGTCTGCTATTGCGGTCTCGACCGTGGTAAGCATTGTAGTTATTTCTGTTTTTGTACTCATATTATTATGTTAAATAGCGAAATAGGGTTGTCTGATTATCTATAATCCAGACACACCGCTACTCTATGGTATAATATTACGTGATAACTCTAGGAAAATACTCTATTTCAGGCAGGTTTTGTCCATAGTATGGACAAAAGTGTAACAGTGTGGATGCTAATAATGAATATCATTAGCTATTATTGCTTGTATCTATTATGAATTGACGTGATTTGAATAGCCAACTACAGTCGTTGCAGGTGTGATACCTTAATATAATGACAGTCTGGTTTCTGGTCTTGGTGGTTTTGCAGTTTACACTTTTACACCGTGGACACCTGACAGGCATATAGTCAATCCATGTTTTAGGGTCTTCTATCATATTAGTTGCTACCGCCTAACGCGGCAAGAAATGAGTTCTGCTTTTTGTCTGCTTTCATTTCTGGTGAAAGCTGTTGTGGTTTTTTATTCATGATCTCTTTATTCATTGGCGGTGCACGGAAACGCTTGCTATCATGTATAGCGCCGAGGTTCAACATGAACGCCGCACTTGCTGCGTATACTTCACAATCCCAATAATGATTTGCCGTTGCTTGGCTATAGGGTTGCCATACGAACTCAGCATAACCCTTGGTGTTAAGTTTTTCTATCTTGTGTTCTGAAGACATTTGTTTGATATACTCTTTCGGTATCTTATCATATATATGCCATTCAGCGTCTTTTAGAAATGCTGCGATATTGTCCTTTACCCTGTTAGTGTTGAGCAACCATAGTTGCATACTGTTCTTTCTAAGCTTACCCGCAAAGTCTCTTTCACTTTTCGAGGGTTTAAACAATTGATTGTTTGCCAGAGTTGCATAACCCTTGATTGGTCTATAGCGTAGGGTGTCCTTTCGACAGAATTTATCCACATCGTCAGGCTGATAACCTGCATCAATGCAAACTAGTGCAACATTTAGGTGCTCTCTTTCATCCTGTATCGTATAGTTAGCCTGTAATATATCATGTAATTCTGTGCTAGTGCCTACCTTTTTCGCCAACACTAGGGCTGATGTTATGCAATCTGCTTTGCTATCATAACCCCATGATCTCACAACAACATAATATTTATCTTTTTGGACATCCACACCAGCAGTTAGCATCACTTTGGCGTTCTTGTGTATAACGCCTTTCTGATATCCACCAACTAACTCTTGTAATTCCTTTGCTTTAATGGTATCAGTTTGCACTTCCCAAATACGGCTCAAGAATGAATTCCAAAAATTGCGAAACTGTGAAGGTACAGATTTACACTGTCTAAACTCATAGGCAACCTCTGACCATTTCAAGAAAGGCGAATACAGTGATGATAAGTGATAACCAAGGTGGGTTGATTTCGGCGGTAGCTTTCCTTTTTCGTCAGGTTCGATTTCCCCGTCAATTCCGACCGCCCAACCGTCTGGACACCACACCCCCGCCAATAACATGGCGGTCTTGCTAGTCTCTGCTATCGGAAACAGACAGGCTTTACACTGATAATGGACGTTCGCATCTTCTAACATTTCATCGGGAGTTTGTTCCGAATCGAAGATAATATTGTCCCATTCCAGAATTTGGAAACACCCGCACTCTGGACATGGGACATGATAATATTGTTGGTTCGACTGTTGAAAACTATTATATATTTCCCCACCGCGTATGGTGGGTGTGCTTGCAAGTATTATTTGTGATTGCCACTTGTAGGCATTGTTCAATCGGTCTTCGCAGAGTTTAATAGGCGAGCCTTCTCTTTTGCTTGCATGAATACGAAATTTGTCTATCTCATCCAGGTAAGCTTTTGCACATGGCTTGCTTGCTAGCCTACTAGGTGAACCCGCCCATGCCGCATATAGGTAATTCCGTTTGAATTCAAACCGAGACAATGACATTGACCTTTTGCTATTAGGCAATTGCTTGCGCCATTCTGGTGTTTCTAATACTAGCGGTTTCAGCCTACCTGAGAAGAAATCATTCGTGTCATTCTCATTAGGCATCACTAACATTCCTTCACATGGATTAACAATAGTATTATATGCCATAGAGATAAGTAACGCCGTTGTTTTCCCAAGTTGATGACCGAACATTAAAGAAATCCTACGGGTGTCTGTGTTGTTGAATTGGTTACATATCTCTCTAAGGTATGGTGTTATTGATAGTCGCAACCGTCCAGGTAATGGACTTTTGGTAGGCATAACAATTGTTTCTTCAGCCCACCCTGCCACTGTTAGAGTTGGTGGCAACCGCCATGCTTCCTGCTCTGCTTCTGTCCAGACTGAAGTGTTAATCATTGTTTAATTGTTTCTCTAGTTGCTCTTCTGTTTCTGGTGTTGCTAGTATAATTCCATCCTTTATAGCAGCAGTGAAATCAACTATGTTATATTTCCTGTCTGAAATCGGTCTGTAGTCTAATGTTTTAATGTGTTTCTGTGAATTGCAGGATTGGCATAGCGGTTGTATATTACTAGCATAATTGGTTCCGCCTTTTATTAGTGGCACTATATGATCTGCTGTTAGTTTTCTGTATGCGCGACCACACCCTAAACAGGTGTTATAGTGCTTAATGATATTCTTCCAATCGGTATCTGTAAAATGTCCAGGTGCATTAGCCTTTATTGCTCTTCTTTTTTGTGTTAGGTGTCGTTTGCGTTCCTTGTTAGCTTTGTTCCACTTGTCTCTTGCAGCATATAGTTTCGCCGTATTGTTATGCCTGTATGTATCCTTATAACCCTTTACCGCAACAGGATTGTTCTGATGCCATTGTTCGACTATTTGTTTGTTCCTGTTAGGGTTATTCTTGCGCCATTCTGAGCTGATTGCACATGCACATTGCTTGCATCTACAACATCTTCCATCCGTGCTATTCTTATCATTATGATACTCTGACAACGCCTTCTCACTATTACACCTAATACATACCTTTGAGCCGTTCTTATTCACTGTCTTCTATCTCGCTTTCGTTTTTAGAACCAGCCGCAAGGAATAGACAGTTTGTTTCGTGTATCTGGAATGGGTGGGCATTTTGTTTTGTCTTTTTCCCATTCTATCCATTCAAGTTTCCGCGTTCGTGCTTCCAGTTCT